TAACACTCTTTGCAAAGAAGATGCCAAGAAAATATGTACTGCTGGAGCAATAGCACGTGGAAAGAAAGTACAAGAACGTAAATCATTTAAAGAGATATTTAATCTATTACTACAAGATAAGTCAATAGATGATTCTACTATAACTAATGACCAAGCAATGTCTTTAAGAATGATAGCGGAAGCAATGCAAGGTAATGTAAAAGCATTTGAAGTAATAAGAGATACAATAGGAGAGAAACCTACTGATAAACTATTAAGTGTAAGTACAGAGGTAACATATGAACAGATGTTAAAAGAATTAGAGGGATAACATGAACGCAAAAGAAAAGATAGCGAGCATATTAAGAAACCCAAAAGAATATATAGAAAATTTAGTTAAGATAACAACAAAGAACTCAAGTGTAGAAAACTTAAAATTTAACTATATGCAAAATAAAGTATATGAAACTATAAAGGATAAGACATCAATTAAAGTTATAGTATTAAAAGCAAGGCAACATGGTATATCAACGTTAGTAGATGCTATGGGTTTTAATGAAACTGCTACTAAAAAGAACAGAGTATTTGCTATTGTAACACACGAAGAGAAAGCAACAAGCAATCTATTTAATAGAATGAAGTTTATATATGATAACTTACCCAAGTGGGCTAAACCTACAATTAAGTATTCTAATGCAAAGGATTTAGTATTTCAAAGTGATGATCCAAATTTAAGCATGAATAGTAAAATCAAATGTTATACAGCAGGAGCGACTGAAATAGGTCGTTCAGAAACTATAAACTTTTTGCATTTATCTGAACTTGCATTTTGGAATGAGAACACAGCATTAAACAACTATACATCTATAATGCAAGCAGTACCAAAAGACAATAGTAAAGTAGTAATAGAATCCACAGCAAATGGATATAACTTATTCAAAGACTTATGGGATGATGCAGTACAAGGCAAGAATGATTTAATACCTATATTCATTGCATGGTTTGAAAACCCTGAATATACAATACAAGGAGAACTACCTAGCAAGTCAATAGAAGAACAAGAACTACAAAGACTATATAACTTAACAGATGAGCAATTAAAATGGCGTAGATGGTGTATAGCGAACAACTGTGGTAATGACTTGAACAAGTTTCACCAAGAATATCCAGCAAGTCCAGAAGAAGCATTTATAAGTTCTGGTAATCCAATATTTGATAATGAAAAGATAATAAAGAGAATAGAAGTATTAAGACAGCTATATTTAAGAGAGCCATATATTAAAGGCTCTTTTTTTAACAAAGTTTTTAAAGAAAATGTAAACAACTTTATAAAGATATATTATAAACCTATTTTAGGCAGTTACTATGTAATAGGTGTAGACACAGCAGGAGAAGGCTCTGACAACTATGGCATAACAGTAATAGACAACACAACAGGTAAAAGAGTTGCTACAATGTGGTGTAAAATACCAGCAAACGAAATAGCAGACCAGCTTGAAGCGTTAGGATATTACTATAACACAGCATTAATAAACATTGAAATAAACTTTAACATATATTTGATAGAAGAGTTAAAGAGAAGAAACTATCCTAAACAGTATGTAAGAAAGATATATGATAGTTACACAGGTAAGCATAAAGATACATTCGGTTGGAGAACAGATGGAAACACAAGACAATTTATTATAACAACAGAACAAGTATTAATCAATGAACATATAGAACTATTTACCGATATAGATATGTTGAACGAGTGTATAACATTTGTTAGAGATAAGTCAGGCAGGCCTGATGCAATAAGTGGTAAACATGATGATTTACTATTTAGTGATATGATAGCACAAGCAGGAAGAGAACAACAAAACGTAATAATTAAAAAGATAGACTTAAAGAGTGAATTTTACAACTTCAATGTAGAAAAACCAAGTCACAAAGACTGGGGAGAAACTATAAAAGTAATATAAAGGAGAATATATGGATATAACAAAAACAACATTAAAAGATAGTGATGGTAACATATATGAATTAGTAAGTAAACCCATTAAAATACATACAAGAAAGCACATAGATAGTTTAAATGAAGCAATCACTAAATTGCATAAAATAATTAAAAACAAAGATAAACAAATAGAATTAATGGTAGAATCAATGCAAATTAACTATAAAATATTAGAAAAACCTTTAACTATGACAAATAAAGAAATAATACAATATTTTGAAGATAAAACAAAGGAGTGAGAGTATGAAGAAGAAAGCATTTAAAGAGAAGTATTATCCAGTAGTAGAGATTAAAGTAGAAAAGAAACCTAAAAAGAAAGAGGTTAAATAATATGATAGATGGAATTATATACGGAGTGTTGCTTATGGCAGCATTTTTATTTGGCTTAAAAACAGGTATGAACTTGAATAAAGGTGTATCAATTAACCCTTTAAAGATAGTGCCTAAAGTTATTAATAAGGTAGCGAACATTAAAGAAGATAAGAAAGCAAAAGAAGAGTTGGACAAACTCAACACTATATTAAGTAACATAGAAAACTATGATGGAACTTCTAAGGGACAAAAGAAAGTAGGTGCATAATATGAAACAAGAAGATAGTGAAATAATCAAAACTGATGTATGGGTACAATATGAAAAGAATGTACAATATAACAGATTAAAGAAAATGTACGAGAAAACTAAAACAAATTATAAAATGTATCATTCAGATCAATGGGAACATTTAGAATCTGGAGATATGGAAGCAATTACTTTTAATATTATCAAGCCTATTGTTAAATACAAAGTAGGTATTATCAATTCTAATGCTTATCAAATAGTTTACAGTCCTAACAACTATGAAACAAAAGAATTTCAAAACGAAATGAAAGAACTGTGTAAACACTTAAACAAACATAATATGAAAGTATGGGAATTAGAACAAGCCGAAAGAAAGATAAGAGAAGCAGTAAAAGATAGTTGCATTAATTCAGAGGGAATTATTTATTCATTTAATCAAGAAAACGAAGATGGCAAGAACGAAAAAAAAGTACAAGTAATAGATAAGACTAATATATGCTATGGTAATGAAAACGATGAAGATATACAAACTCAACCATACATTATAATTTCATTTAGAAAAACACTAGAAGAAGTTAAAGATGAAGCAAGAGCAAACGGTGTAAGTGAAGAAGATATCAAACTTATAGTATCAGATAATGAAGTAGATGAACAAAGCGGATATGACAACTATGAAGAAATAACACCAATGTGTTTAATGCTTTTAAAACTATATAAAAAGAACGGTAGAATACATAGTGTTAAATCTACAAGAACAGTAGTAATACAAGAAGAAACAAATCACAATTTAAAATATTATCCAGTAGCACATATAACTTGGGAAGATGAAAAAGGAAATGCAAGAGGACTTGGAGAAGTTGAATATCTTATAGCAAATCAAAGAGAAATAAACAAGACTGCAATGAGAAGAGCAATATCAGTTAAACTATGTGCATATCCGCAAAATGTGGTATTGATAGACCAAATAGCAAATCCAGAATCATTAAATCAAATAGGAAGTACAATTAAGATTAAAGGACAAACAGTACAAGATGTAACAAAAGCAGTCGGTCGTTTACAACCTACTGCAATGGCAACTGATAGTGAAAAACTACAAAGTGAACTTATGACTAATACAAGAGAATTAGCAGGAGCAGGAGAAAATGCAACTGGTAATGTTGACCCAACACAAGCAAGTGGTAAAGCAATATTAGCTGTGCAACAAGCTTCACAACAACCTTTAACAGAACAGTCAAGTAAGTTCAAAGTATTTGTAGAAGATATAGCAAGAATATGGTTTGACTTAGATAGAGCTTATTCAACTGATGGAATGGAAATATTAGTAACCGAAGAAAATGAGAACGGTGAAGAAGTAGAAATACCATATGTAATACCTAATACAGTTTTAGAAGCATTAAGAGTAAATATAAAAATAGATGTAACACCAAAGTCACCATTTGACAAATACGCACAAGAATTATCACTTGAAAACCTAATGACTACTGAAAAGATAACATTTGAAGAGTATGTTGAGAGTTTAGATGATGATAGTACAATGCCTAAACCTAAACTAGTTGAAATCTTAAAGAAACGTGAAGAGAAAAAAGCTGAAATAGAGCAAATGCAAATGCAAGTACAAGAGCAACAAGCTGAACTACAAGCAAGATTAAGAGAACAACAAGCACAAGAAGAAACTACTAATAATGAAATAGATGACATACAAAAGCAAGGTAATACTCAATATGATGAATTGGTAGGTGGCAGTAATGATATGCAACCAATGTAGATTAGTAGAAATGGCAGTTAAAGAGGTTATTGATGAGAAGATATATTATATATGTCCTAAATGCAAAGTAGAGTGGAATTGGTCAATAGAAGAGAAATTAGAGAGTGTTAAAAAATAGCACTCTTTTTATTTTAGTCCAAAACGTTTTAAGACTTTAAAAGATAATGGATAGTCGACAGACTTTAAATGGGAGGAAATATGGAAGAAGAAATTGATGGAATAATAGCTGAAGAAGTTATTGAAAATGTTGAAGATACATCAGTCAACGAAACTGTGGAACTTACAAATACTGAAGATGTAGATACTAGTGAAAACGTTGAGGTTAAAGAAGAGCCACAAAAGACATTTACACAAGAACAAATTGACAAAATAGTAGAAGGTAGAATAAACAGAGAGAAAAGAGAACACCAAAAAGAGTTGTCTAAATATAAGAGTTTAGCAAACACATTACAAGTAGGAATGGGTGAGAATGACCTAGATACATTGCAAAACAATATGAAAAAATATTATAAAGAACAGGGTATTGAAATCCCAGAGGACAAACCTTATGAGAGTGAAAGAGACCAAGTAATACTAGCAAAAGAAGATGCAAAGGAAATAATGGAATTAGGGCTTGACGAAATGGAAAAAGAAGCAAATAAAATTGCTATCAAACCACGCGAGCAAAGAAGTATAAGAGAAAACACTATTTTCAATGAATTATGTAGCAAGTTAGTTATGAAGAAGTCTGAAATAGAACTTGAGAAAAAAGGTATTGATCCTAGAGTTCTTAAAGATGATAGTTTTAAAAAGTTTGCAAGCAAATTCAGTTCAAATACACCAGTATTAGAAATACACGAGATGTATTCGAAGATTAACCACACGATAGAGAAACCAAAATCAACCGGAAGTGTAAAGACATCACCGAACGAAAGTGCAATTAAAGAATTTTACACACCAGAAGAGGCAAGTAAGTTTACAATGAAAGATTATGATAATCCAAAACTTATGAAAGCTGTGGACAACTCTAGATTGTTGTGGAAATAGAAAGAGAGAGATTTTAAATGGCTATAACAAATTTTCAACAAACTCTATGGAGTAAAAAAATACAAGTACAATTAGATACAGTATCAGGACTAAAAAGTCGTTGCGACTACCAATTTGAAGGTGAAATAAAACTAGGAAAAGAACTTAAAATATTAGGAGTAACTAGACCTACAATCAAAACATACATACCTGGAACAGCATTAGTAAGAGATGCAGGAACAGATAGTTCTCAATCTCTATTAATAAACCAATTCAGATATTTTGATGTTGAAGTAGAAAACATAGATAAAGCTCAATCAGTATCAGGACTATTAGAAGCATTAGTTTCAGAGGGTTCAAAAGGATTAGCTTTAGAAGCAGACAAATATATAGCTACACTTACATCTACACATGCTTCAGCTTCAGCTTCTTATGCAGTAGCAAAAGCAACTATTGTTGATGAAATAGAAAAAGGATTTGCTATACTTTATACAAACAATTGTACAGTAGCAGATACATTCCATTTAGAAGTATCACCTAAATTTTATACTACATTAAGACCAGTTTTAACAGAAGTATTTACTTCTAACGAAGAAATGATTAAAAAAGGTGTAGTTGGTAAGTATGGTAATGCTCTAGTTTCAATAGACAATATGTTATTTGATAACGCAACTGATAAGTTCTGTCTATTAAGAACTACAAAAGCAATAGCTTATGCAGGACAAATAGATAAAACAGAAGCATTTAAACCAGAAGATGGATTTACTGATGCAGTAAAAGCTCTTTATGTTTTCGGTGCTAAAATAGTTAGACCAGAACAATTATATGTAATCAAAGCTCATTAATCAATGAGGGAAGGAAACTTCCCTTTATATATCAAGATAAAAGTATAGATAGTGCAACTCTATCAATCTTGGAGGAGGTAATTATGGAAAGATTTATTATACAACCTAGTATTAAGTTATTTGGTGGAATTACAGTTAAAGAAGATACGGCTTTTAAAGAAAAAGCAACAGATGTTGAACAAGAGTTAAAGAACTGTATACTTACAACAGTAGTTAAGCGTGAACTTGATTTACAAGGGATTAAAACAACAGAAGATACTAAACTAACACAAGTTATCCCAGTCGGTACAAGACTAATATGGAGCGAGCAAGAGGGATATATCATTAGTCCTTATAAAATGTATACAGTAGAAGAAGCAATAGAAGAACTAAATTGTATAAAGGAGTAGATTATTATGACATTAGGAGAAAGTAAAAAGATAACACTAGCATTAATTGAAGAGTATGCACCTGAGAATGAACTTTTAACAACTGATGAAGATATAGCACAAAGAATTAATCTGCTTTACAATCCAGTATACTTTGAAATGGCACAGTTAAAGAAAATAAGAAAGACCGCTAATATATCAAAGACTATAAACGAGAATGAATATTATAGAGAATACTCACTACCTTATGGAATGTATCAGTTAGAAAGTGTTATAGCATTAGATACAGTAACTAATAAACAAGTAACTGCTGATTATTACATAGTAAATACCAAAATATATATTAACGATAAATCAAATGCAGTATATAAAGTAATGTACTTTGCATATCCAACTATTATAAATGAAGAAACTACTGATGATTTTGAATTAGAAATAGACCAAGATGTACAAAACTTATTACCTTATGCAGTAGCAAGTGATATATTAAAGTCAGACCCTAGTGCTGATTATTCAGCATTCGAAAGCAAGTATATAAGTAAAAGAAATAGCATTGATATGAGAGTACAAATGCCTACAATGACAATAGAAAGTAAATATGTTATATAAAGGAGGTGCAATATGATATCACCTATTAAAAGGACTTATGAGAATTTAGCGGGAGTAGATTTTAGCAATGATCCTAGCAAAGTATTACTTAATAGAAGCCCCGACTGTGTAAATATGTATAGAGATTACACTTCTACACAAGGCAAATGTATTGAAACAAGATTAGGATATACAAAACTAGCAACAATAGGTACTAAAACAAATGGTATCTATTTTTTTGAGTTTAATAACACAGTAGAAGTAATAGTTCATAGTGGAGTAAAACTTTATAAATGGACTAATTATCCTACTACACCAGCAATTGCAGTCGAGTTATATAGCGATATGAATGATAGAAAGTCAAGTTTCTTTGTATTTGGTAAAAAACTATATATAAATGATGGACTACACTATTTAGTGTATGATGGTACAACCGTTGAAAGCACAAGTGCAAATTCATTTATACCTACCACTTCAATAGCGCGCAAACCAACTGGTGGTGGAACATTCTACCAACCTATTAATCTATTACAGTCAAGTCGCAAGAACTCGTTTTTAGCTGATGGAACTAGCACGGTGTATTATTTAGATGCTATGTCAATAACTAGTATTATTTCAGTAACTGTGAACGGTACAAGTGTATCTACATACACAACTGATTTAACATTAGGTAAGATAACATTCGCTACTGCTCCAATAGTTCCTTTAACAAGCGGACAAGACAATGTAATAGTAACATTCTCAAAAGTAGTATCAAGTTATGCTAGTAGAATAAGCAACTGTACAAAAACAATAGTATTTGATAGAAGAGTGTTTTTTACAGGTAATCTAGAATTTCCAAACGCAATATTTCATTGTGAGTTAGAAAATCCAAGTTATATAAGTGATTTAGCATACTATCAAGATGGACTAGATACAGTTTCAATTAAAAGCATGACAATAGGTAATAACTTACTATGGATATTTAAAGAAAGTAATCAACAAAGTCCTACTGTATTTTATCATACACCAACATTAGATTATGAGTATGGCAAGATATATCCAAGTAAACAAGGTAACATATCATTAGGCTGTTATTCAAATAGTATTAACTTCAATGACGATATTGTATTTATGAGTAAGCAAGGGCTTGAAGGAATTAGTGGAGATATAAATTCAGAGCAATTATTATCACATAGAAGTTCATTAGTAGATAATAAAATGATAAATGAAAATAACTTTAATGAATGTGAATTACAAGAGTGGAACGGATACTTACTATGTTTAGTAAATGGTAAAATATTTCTGGCTGATAGTAGACAAAAATATCAAGGTCAAAATAGCTTTGAATATGAGTGGTATTATTGGAACAATATTCAAGATAATGGCTATATTGCTACAATTATAAAAGAGTACAAAGGACTGTTATATTTTGGCTGTGAGAATGGCTCAATATGTGAATTTACCGGTACTAATGATAATGGTGGTATCTTATACAGTCAATGGGTAATACCTAATGACAATTTTGGTATAGAAAACAAGTATAAAACTACAAATAAACGTGGTGGCATAGCAAAGATTAAAACAATACCAAACGGTCAATGTAAAGTAGCAGAGATAACTAATAAAGGTCAATTAAAAGAAATAGGTAAATGGAGTTCAACAGGCTTTGATTATAGCAACTTTGATTATGCAAACTTTGCATATTCAACAAGTGTAGATTCAAGATTTATTTATAAAATAAAAGAGAAGAAATTCATAGACATAGCACTAAAATTCTATTCTGATGAACTAGACAAGCCATTTGGTTTATATAGTGCAGTTTTAGAAGCATATGTTAGTGGATATGTTAAAGGGGGATAATTATGGCATTAACAAAATTAAATGATAATCTAAACATACATCAAAGTTTACCCGACAAACCAATTGAATCAGGAGCTAGTTTAAAAGTAAAGTGGGACAATCCAGTAAACTTAATTAAAACATATATTAATGATGTATTAACATCAGCACTAGACACAATATTAAATTTAAAAGCAAATACAACAGCAGTTGATTTATCATTAAATAACAAAGTAGATAAAGAAACAGGAAAAGGATTATATCCAGACACTGATAAAACTAAGTTATTAGGCATAGTGGAAGGTGCTACTAAAAATGAATTTGCAGTTATAACTAGTACATGTACTGTTAATCCTAGTGGTGATATAAGTAATCCAGTAGGTTCAGTGACACAAATAAACAACATTGCATTTCCTAGTGGATATACGAAAGATAATTGTGTTGTCACAGCAATAGGTAGAAAAAGAGATAGCTGGGGTGGAAGTTATGGATATGGTGCAGGTGTATTCGATGCCTCTTCTACAGTAACCGGATGCTTACCAACAAGTATTATATTTTCTACAGACGGTACAATTGGTATAAGATTTGCTAATATTGGCGGTAGCACATTAACTATATTATATAAAATAGTATTAATGAAAATAGCATAGCAAGAATAATAAGGGGGAATTAATATGAATAATGAAAATCCTTATGCAGATATAGAAAATTTATATGCAAGTAATAAGACTTTGCAAGACCAATTTCAATCAAAGCAAGGTGTAATTCAACGAGATCAAGTTAATGCAAATACTCAAAATGTTGTAAATCAAATAGACCAACAAAAAGGATATGCAAATCAAGATTTAGTTAAAGAAACATCAGCAGGATATCAAGACTATCAAAAGTCTATAAATCCATATGGTGTACAAGCAGAACAAACAGCACAAATGGGATTAGGTGACAGTGGTAATGCTGAAAGCACAATGACTAATAAATATAACACATATCAAAATAGGACAAGTCAAGCAATCAGTACAACTAATAGAATTAAAGCAGACTTTGATAATAAAATAAATGATGCTAAATTAAGTGGCAACACCGACCTAGCAAAAATAGCTCTGCAAGAGTATCAAACTAAAATAGATGCTTTAACTGCTGAACTTAATTTTAAGTCAAGTATGACTGATAAAAAAGTAAGTCAAAATAATTGGAAAACGCAATATGATTACACGCAAAAACAAGATGCACAAAGTCAAGCAAATTGGCAAACTGGTTTTGACTATACAAAAGGTCAAGATGCAGTAGCACAAAACAATTGGCAAAAAGAATACAATTTATCTAGTAGAAAAGCAAGTTCAAGTGGCTCAAATGGATATGTTCCTATAACTAGTACAATACCGTTAGGAACACAAGCAGTACAATCTAATAATTTAGGTACACAAAACACACAAAATGTGAAATCATCTCAAATAACAGACCAACAAAAATTGCAAAGATTAACATTTCAAGATGCAATGAATATAAATAAATTGTTAGGTAGATAGAAAGTAGGTAGTAAAATGGCTTTACCATCATTAAAAGATTTAAAAAAATTAAGTAAAATGGTAGAAACACAAGGAGTAACCAAAACTCAAACTTATGCTACAAATCAAAACTTACTACCAACACAAATTAAACAAAAACCTGTCAATTTACCAGTAGTAAAAAAGAAAAGTACATTATTAAATGATATTGCTAAAACATATGAGAATTTAGGTAGTGGAATCATTAAAACTGGAATCGGTATAGGAAACTACCTAACTAATGCGGTTAAAAACAATGTAAATAAAACATCACAATTATATAACGTTCCTATGGGGTATAAAGATAGTAAAGGAAATAAAGTAATTGCACCACCAAGTAAAAGTGAAACCAAAGATTTAGTTTTAAAAGGCTTAAATACAATGGATAAAACAACTAGCAATGCAATGCTTAAAAAAGATGAGCAAACTGTAAAAGCAACAGAAAGTGTGCAAAATCCATTCTTAAAGAAAGTATCACAATTAACACCAACAATAGGTGGAATGATACCTACAATAGGTGCAAGTCTTGTAAATCCAGCTCTAGCATTAGGAGTAGCAACTACAAGTGCAGGTGGACAATATATTCAAGACGCTAAAAATAAAGGTGCAACTGACGAGAAAGCATTTAATTATGGCTCTGCATTAGGAGTAGCTGAAGGTCTTACTGAATTGTTACAACTTAATACATTAACAAAAGGTGTTAAGACAATAGCAAAGAGCGGAATAAAAGCTGGAGCAAAATCATTAGCAATAAGCGCAGCGGAAAATGCAGTACAAGAATCAATAATGGAACCAATACAAGAAACAGCATCACAAACTATATTAGGCAAATCAAATTGGAAAGATATGCCAAAAAGAATGTTGCAATCTGGAATAGATGGTGCAACGGTTTCAATTTTGATGGGTGGACTAGGAGCAGGGCTTGGAAAAAGTGTAAACGTAGCAAATAAAGT